TGCTCAGGCAGCTGCCGAGGCACCTCGTGAAATGTGTGGACTTATTGTTGAGGAAAATAACGAAGAAAAATATATTCCTTGTGAGAATATATCCACAGAAGAAAATCAATTTGAAATTGACGGAAAGGTTTTAGGCAAGTATCAGTTAATTTCTAAAATAAAATATATAGTCCATAGTCACTATATGCAAAATTGTCATCCAAGCAAGCATGATAAAGACATGGCAAAAGCATTACTGATACCATATTTAATCGTATCATACCCAGATAAAGGAGTAGAAATATATGACCCACGTTAAACTAATGGGAGAACTCGGAGAAAAGTTTGGAACAGACTGGCATATGGCTACGTCTAGCTTTCGCGATATATTTAAACTCATAGATTGTCAGACAAAAGGATTTAAAGAGTATATTCGAGAAAAAGCAGAAGAAGGAATTGATTTTGATATATTAAATGGAGATCAACTTCTCGAAGATGGATTTTCAGTCATGCTTGAAAATCCAAAAGATATTGTTGTGATAACACCAAAAGCAGCCGGAGCAGGAATTGGCGATGCGCTAAAAATAATAGCAGGAGCACTGTTAATATGGTATGGTCCTAGCTTCTTAAAGGGTTTTGATGGTTTGGTAGAAGGAGGAGCAACTCAAGTCACAACTAACTTAAAAACAGGAGAATCGATAGCGATAGCAAAAGCAGGGGGAGCAACATTTAATACTTATGGGCAAGTAGCAGCCTGGGGAGTAACAACACTTGGTGTCGGACTAGCAATGTCGGGTGTAATAGGATATATGACACCAGAAAGTCCTTCAGAAGCAGGCGACAGTTATCTCTTTGACGGACCACAGAACAATACAAAACAAGGTATTCCAGTTCCTTTACTATATGGACAACTCATAGTAGGTGGAGCAATTACAAATTTCGGATTTATAGATAGTAAAATAAGCTATCAACAAACAGGATATACAGTTATTTCACCTGATTCAAGTTCACCTGCTGGCTCATACGGAGACACAGGACAAGATGCAAATGGACATAACAAAGCAGGGGGAGGCGGAAATGGAGCGTCAGCACAACAAAAATGAAGAATTTAGGTAGATTTTATAACTTAACAAATGGTGGTCAAGCTGAAGGAGCAGGAACAAGCTCGGGCATAGTAAATAACCCAAACGAATATCAAACAGCTGTTGTATACGATCTTATATCAGAAGGTCCAATCGAAGGACTTGTAAATGGTACTGACTCTATTTATCTTGATAAAACTGCAGCAACCATTGGATCAATCGGAACAAAGCATAATATTGCAGAAAGTTTAGATGTTTCATTTACAGCAAGTTCTCTTACTGTTGTAGATAATGTAAGTTCTATGTTTGATGGATTATCAACAAATGATGGGGACAGATTTATTACTATAGCAGGAGCAAAGAAAGCTATTACGAATGGACTTAGTATGGCAAAAGGAAGCTCAACAGTAACGGCAGGATCTAGCTTCTTTAATGCAAATGATCGTTATATACCTGGCACTGTTGATGGCATGAAACAATATGTAACAGTAGCAGGAGCAGGAGTAAATGGAGGAGTTCTTCGTTCAGAAATAATCGCTTTTACTTCCGCTACTTCTGTACAACTAGCTTTGCCAGCAGTAACAGCGGTATCAAACGTTAGTGGAACAGTAGATAAGGTCGGGAAAATAGCATCAATTACAAATGCTACAACAGCAGTAATCTCAAACATATCAGCACAAGGAACGGATGCACGAAATGTTGCAAATGTTACTGCTTTTACAACTACTCCAAAGTTAACCATTTCAGACACACCTATTTATAATCATGGAGCATTCCAATATGCTTTTATGAACGGCTATAGAGATCAACCACTTCTTCAAAACTTTGCAGGCATTGGTAGTGCTTCGATAGTTCACTCTGCGAATACAGAAATAAGTCAAACAGACCTATCTTCTATAACAGGAAGCCAGAGCAATGTAACAAGCGGTGGCTATACTACTGCTTCAGGAAATGCAACTGCCTCTCCAACAACAATATCTGCAGCTACAATGGGAGTAACCAATCAATCAGAAGTAGATAAACTTAAATTAACATTTAAGATGCCTACTCTTCTTGCAAATAAACAAAGTTCAGGAGATGAAGCAGTATGTCATATAGAATTACGAATATTTTTAGGGTTTAAACGAGCAGGGGATTCTTCATTTACAGAAGTCCAGATCTTCGGACCAACAAATGCACAAATTAGTACTCGCCCAGCAGGTGGTAGAACATCAAACTTTGAAGGAAGATATGGATTTAATACTGGAATTATCCAAGCAGAAACAAAAGCACCATTTATTGAAAGTTTTACAATTAATATGGAGGAATTCCAACCTTTTTCAGACTTTCAAGTAAAAATAGAACGAGTCAATCCAACAAATGCACGACATGGCGACTGGGATCATACAAATCCCTGTACTCTTACTTCAATCGAAGCAATAGTAGAGGACAAACTTTCATACCCTTTATCGGCTTATGGTGCACTTATATTTGATGCACAATCTTTTGGTAAGTTACCTACTCGTGGTTATGAAGTACGAGGAAGATTATTACAAGTACCTACAAACTATTTTCCACGAACTGAAGGAAATAGAAGCATTGCAGGATATGACAGAAATGTAAGTTCAGGCGCAGACGAAAATTCATACCAACAATGGGATGGAAACTTTAGAGGAGACAAAGCAACTTTTAATGGTGCACATATAAATCATCAGCCTGTATATACAGATAACCCAGCATGGGTATTTTATGACTTAGTAACAAACGATAGATACGGAATTGGTAAATATATTGATTCAACACAAATAGACAAATACGAACTTTATAGAATTGCAAGATATTGTGATGAACTTGTGAGCGACGGACAAGGAGGGACAGAACCTCGATTTACTTGTAATTTATATCTAGCACAAGCAGCAGAAGCTTTAAAAGTATTAAAAGATGTTACAAGTGTCTTTAGAGGAATGATGTTTTGGTTAAATGGGGAAATACAGTTCTCTCAAAATAGATTTCAAAGTCCTGTATATACTTTTTCAAAAGCTAATGTAATCGCAGGAAAATTTGCATATACATCTACAAAATCTCAGTATAGAAGTAACCAAGTACGAGTAACATGGAATGACCCAGATGCTATGTATAAAAAAGCAGTAGAGATTGTTGAAGATACAAATAATATACTTGAGACTGGAAAGATAGTTTCAAAAGACATTGTTGCATTTGGATGCACATCAAAAGGACAAGCACATAGATTTGGTAAGTGGACTCTTCTTTCCGAGATCATGGAGACAGAAGGAATTAGTTTCGAAACTAGTTATAATGGAGGCTTTCTAAAACCCGGAGATGTAGTAAATGTACAAGATGCAGATAGAGACCATATAAGATTCAGTGGAAGAACTTCTTCTAGCAATAGTACTACTGTTATAAATGTAGATAGCGCAATAAATCTATCGGGTGGCAATACTTTTCAACTTTCAATTGTATTTCCAAGTGGTGGTGCATTTCTTGGACAAGAAAGTGCAACAGTTAATAGTATTGCGTATATACGAGGCGACTATATTCCATCGGCAACAGTTGGAGGCAGTTTAGTAACTCTTGATACAAGCGCAGAGGTAGCAAATGCTGTTGATGATAGTGGAAATGTATTAGTATTAAACTGGAATTCAAATAGCAGAGTTGAAACTAAAACTATCTCTAGTACAGGAAGCTCTGTAACTGCAATACAAGTATCAAGCGCATTTAGTGCTGCTCCAGCACAGGATATGCCTTGGGCAATAAAAGAAATAAAAGCAGACGGGTCACTTGATGCAGGTTCTGCAAAACAATATTTAATTACTGGTATCAATGAGTCCAATAAGGGCAGATATGAAATAACAGGCATAAAATACGAACCAAGTAAATTCGACTTAGTTGACAGAGGATATGCACTACAACAAGATCAAACAATAAAAGCACTTCCGTCTTATACCGAAGAAGTACCTGTACCAAAATCTGTCACTTTATCACTTAAACAAGATATAAATGCAAGTACAGAAGATAGTACTTCTGCATCCGGCGTACCAAAAATTATAAGAGTACAATGGCAACATCCAACTAGTGCAAGAACAGATTCAGAAGGTAATGCAGTAACTTCAATCTATGAACATTTAAACTATTACGAAATAGAACACAATGCAAGTGGTAGACCAGTTTTTGAAAAAATCTTTGCAACAAAAGACACAAGTTTTATAGATATTCCAATAAGTGGTTATGGACTATATACAGTACGAATACGAACAGTAAACTCGGAACAAATGAAATCAGCTACTGTTCAAAAAACTATAAATACAGCAAGTAACCAAGCTTCGCCTAGTCCAACTCCAATAGGAAGATTATTCACAGGAGGAGTATTAAACCAAGCATTAACAATAAATGCAAGTTCAGGAGTAGCTTCTGTAGGTTCTTCCACATATACTTTCTTATCAAAAAATGAAGAAGAATTTTCTTTTACTAGTACAGGAACTGCGAATGTAAATCAAGCATTCTCAGGAATGGGGGCAAGTGCAGAGGCTTATTTATTATTTGATGCGGATGCAACTTCAGATCATTTAAAAGCATTAGAGTTTAAAACAGATACAACAGCACAAGACATTCACGGTAATAAATATAACTTCCAATACTTTGCAGAAGTGGGGGCGTCTAACGCAGGCATTTCAACAGCAACAGGAACCGTATCAATAGCAAGTGAGGAAGGAACTGTAACAGGCTCAAGTACTACATTCTTAACAGACTATAAAGTAGGCGATAGGTTTATTGTAGCTACGGGTACTACTCGTTTTATGGCAATTATTACAAACATTGCATCTGACACTTCTCTAGAGTTAGATACAGTTGTACCAAGATCGTATACTGGAAGCAATATATTTAAACAAAGTTTTAAACCTGATGCTGCACGAGATACCCTTTTAGCAAAAGTTATAACAAATAGTAGTACTGCTTACTCTTTTGAAATAGTATATACTATAACAGCAGGTGTTGCAGGTGCCTCCGCAGTAGATGGAGCCGCAGGTGTAGATGCACGAGGAGTATCTCTAACTGCAGGCGACCAAAGCATAGAGTATAATACAAATGGAGCAAGTCCAGATCCTTCAAGTACAACAATTACTGCAACTGCAGTAAATACAGACCCAAGCCATACTGTTTTTTATCAATTCTTTTTAAATGATTCAAGTGTTCAAAATACAACTTCAACTACCTATGCGTATACACCTCAATCTTCTTTTGCAAATATGCCAGATAAAATCGAAGTTCAGATACGAGAAGAAACAAATTCAAGCACTATTCTAGCAAGAGATATAATGACAATCGCTGGTCTCAAAGCTGGTGTAGATGCATTCACGATTATATTATCAAACGAAGCACACACTGTACCAGTAACAACAGCAGGAAGTATTACTTTTACAGGCTCAGGAACAGACATTCAAGTATTTAATGGAACAACACAATTAAATGTCGGTAGTTCTGGAGCCTCTACTTTTAGTGTTTCAGCAGCAAGTCCAAGTAGTGTTGTAGGTATTGGAGGTGCAAGTACTGTCTCTTCTAATATAAGAAGATTTGCAGATGCTACATCTTTATCACAAGATACGGGGCAAATAACTTTTACAAT